NCGAACCGTCCACTACACCGACGTCACGGACCCGAACAGCTACACCGCCGTCAAGTCCTCCGTCACGATCCTGGACCGCGGCGGGGTGGCGGCGCCGGCGACCGTGCTCTCGACCTCTGAGCCATGGCACCTCGACCCGGGCGACCACATCGACCTTGACTTCGACAACGGCGGAACGCAGGTCGCCACGATCGCCGCGACGCCCGCGACCATCGAGTGCGCGACCGCTGAGACTTACGACTTCACCGGCGGCGGTCAGACGCTGACGCTGAAGATCAACGATGGCTTCCTCCAGACCGTGACGTTCCAGGTCGGGGACTTCGTGGCTCCGGGAGCGGCGACCGCAGAGGAGGTGGCCGTCGCGATCAACAAGGCAATCGTCGACGGGCAGGCGTTCCCCTCGACCGCGGGCACGAAGGTTTCCATTTCGTCCGACCGCCTCGGCACCGGGGCGAAGGTCGAGGTCACCGGTGGGACTGCCAACGCGGCCCTCGGATTCTCGACCACGCCGGTCACCGGTACCGGGAACGTCGTCGATACGCGCGCCGTCACCGCCGCAGAGATCGCGGCGATGATCACCGCGCTTCCCCCCTCGGGCGGAGGTACGGCGACGGTCGTGGGCGACAAGGTCAAGCTCACGTCCGGAGCGACGGGTGCCTCGGCTGAGGTCGAGGTGTTGTCCTCAACATCCACGAAGGAGACCGTATTCACCGTCGGCGTCTACCTCGGATCCGACGCCGGGACTTCGGACACGCTCACGGTCGAGGGCAAGTACGCGGGCTTGTACGGCGACAGCCTCAAGGCCGTGATCAAGGCGGCTACCGGCGGAGAGACGGACGAGTTCAACCTCGAGATCCTCGTGAGCGACGTGCAGAAAGAGGTCTTTCCGAACCTCTCGATGACCGACACCGACGACAACTATGTCGAGGACATTGTGAACGACCCCGACACCGGGTCGGCGCTCGTCCAGGTCATCGACGAGGACTCGGGGGCGTCAAGCCCGAACGATCTCCCGGCGCTCGGCACGTACTCGCTGACGGGCGGCGACGACGGACTGACGGGCCTCGTGGACATCGACTTCATCGGCTCCGCCGCTGGCAAGACCGGATTCTTCTCCTTCGACCTGATCCAGGACATCGCGATCGGGCCGCTCGCGCCGAACCGGGCCACCGCTGCGGTGCAGACCGGGCAGCTCAACTACGCCGAGGTGACCAGGGTAGGATCCATGTTCGTGGTCCTCGGTCCGCCAGCCGGGCTATCGAAGACGGCCGTGGTGACCTACGTGAGCGTCACCGCCTCCCTGGAGCAGGCATCAGAATACGGCGCATTCTACTGGCCGCGCGCGAAGATCACTAACCCGTCGACGACCGTGTTCGGCCTCGGGAAGTTGATCACCGTCGACCCTGTCGGGGTGATCGCGGGCGTCTATGCTCGGACGGACGGATCGCGCCCTGGGGGTGTATACCAAGCCCCCGCTGGCCTCGAGTTCGGGCAAATGGCTGGCGTCGTGGACTTCGAGACCGACGAGGTTCTCGAGGAGGCCGCGCGCGATTTTGTCGCGGCGCACCGGATCAATCCGCTGACCAGTTTCCCTGGATCCCCGCGGTTCATCGACGGGCACGATACCCTGAAGAGTACCGGAAACTGGCCGACGGTCCCCGAGCGGAGGGGCGTCATCTTCATGGAGCAAACGATAAAAAGAGGCATGGAGATTTTCCGGCACAGCCCGAACGACGCAATCACCCGGGCCGCCGCGTTCCGGACGATCACGGCGTTCCTGCTTCTGCAACTCGACCTCCGCGCGTTCCGGAGCCAGATACCGGACGAAGCGTTCAAGGTCGACGTCAGCGACGAACTCAACAAGCCGAGCGTCGTGCTGGCGCGGAAGCTGCTCGCGGACATTTCTCTCGCGACGAACCCGCCCGTGAACTGGGTTGTGCTGACCTTCAGCCAGGATGTGCGGGCGATCGAGGCCGAGATCGCGAGGGCCGAGAGCGGGACCTAATCGAATTAAAGCGTTTAGAGCGAGGAGGCACCAATGCCTGTCATCGGCACACCACGGAGGTTCGACCTCAAATATCGGTTCCGCGTCGAAATCGACGGCATCGGCTCGGCGGCCTACAAGTCCTGCAGCGAGTTTACCGCGACCTTGGGGGAGGGCCTGCTCTGGCAGGGCGGAGCCATGACCCCGATCAAGGAGACGACTCGTCTCACCTTCGCCGACATCACGCTCGAACGGGGTGCGTCGCGGGACCTCGATTTGTGGAATTGGTTCAAGCAGGGCGCGGATGCCGCGGCGGACCGCGGATTGCCGTCGCCCGCGACGAGGCGTCACGGATCGGTCGTGCAATACGACCGGGCCAGCGTGCCCGTGGAGAGGCACGACTTCTTCGACGCGGCGTGCAAGGAGTACTCGGGCGGTGATTGGGACAACGACTCCGACGACTTCCGCATGGAGCGCGTCGTCTTGAGCATCAGGTTTTTCGAGCGCGTCCCGCTCGCGCAAGCATAGGCTGGTCGCCGCCGTAGGCGCCACGCCATAAGTTCAAGAAGTTCAAGGATTGGAGGCTATAATGTCTCTCGTAACCCTTCCCTCCGGGCTCTCCGGCGAGATCCGGGAGCTCACCGTCGTCGAGGAGAACGTCCTCGCCGACCGCAAACTGGTTCGGTCCGGGCGCAACGTCCAGAACATCTTCAAGTCTTGCTGGCTTCGGACTGAGGACCAGGCGATCTACGCCTTCAAGGACGGAAGGCTCGACCCGGACCAGCTTCTACAAGGCGATTCTCTCGCGTTGCTCGTCTATCTCCGGATGGAAACGCAGACGGATCCCGAGACGGGCGAGCCGATACCGTACGACTTCGATGTCAACTGTCCGCGATGCGGGACCAGACTCCCGTGGACGATCGAGTTCGAGGACTTCCTCGACACGAATGCCAAGCAGCTCCCTGACGAATCGAGGCGCGTCATTCTCGAGGAAGGCGGGGTGTTCGAATCCATTTTCCCGAAATGCGGCCGAGCCTATAAGTTCAAGCTGCTCCGCGGGATTGACGAGCGCCGATTCCCGGTGATCCGACGCCGCGACTCGGATCGGCTCGCCTCGAAGCTGATCGAACTCTCGCTGATCGAAGTCGTGGGCATCACGAACAAGAAAGCGTTTCTCGGCCTCGAGAAGTATCCGAAAGATGCGGAAGAGAAGCCGATCCTTTCCAGCGCGGACGCGAACTGGTTCCGGCGGCACTCCGACGAAGTGAACTGCGGACTCGAGACGACGTTCGACATCGAGTGCGTGGACTGCGGTGAGGTGCCTGTCGAGCTCCCTTTTCTCGAAAGCTTCTTGCTCCCAGAGATCGCGAAGCGGTAAAGGCTTCGATAGCGGCGCTCGATCCCGTCGCGCTTGCGCCGGGCGACGAGCTGGAACCGTCGTGGCTCGTGCTCTCCGGGGACCCGGATGGCGAGATGGCGGAGCTCTGCTACATCCCGACGCTGGGCGGGGGCTTCGGGTTCACGTGGTCGGAGGTCGAGCGGTGGCCGCTGTCGAGGAAGCGTCGAATGCTTGACTGGCTGAGGAACAGACGGGAGCGAGAAGCGAAGGCACTGGCTGGCAAGGGCGGCGCCGGCGCGCGCACCCCGGGCGTTCCGCGGTTCACACCGCCGAGAGGGCCGAGCCTGAGCCAGCCCGGGCCGCCGTAACTCAGCACACGGATTGTCGCAAGTCGAATAATGCCATGGCCTTAAACCAACTTGGCCTGGGGTTAGTGTTCACCGCCAAAGACCTCGCATCTCCCACCATGCGCCGGATGCGTGGCGGCTTCGACAATCTGTCCGGGACCTCCGAGGTAGCCGCGGCGCGGATGACGAAGGCGTTCAAGACCATTGGGGTTGGTGCCGGAATCGCTGCCGCTGGTTTCGTCGGACTGGCAATCCTCAACCGGACGACCGTCGCGGCCGAGGAATTCGGCACGGCCATTGCGGAGGTCTCCACGCTCGTCGACGAGGCGACATTCTCGACGGCCGAGATGGAGAAGGTCACGCGCGCGCTTGCACTGCAGTTCGGAGGCAAGGCTCCGATCCAGGCGAAGGCTTTGTACCAGATCATTTCGGCCGGCGCGTCCAACGCCGAAGAGGCTACGGCGCTCCTGACCCAGACAAATAAGCTCGCGCTCGGTGGAGTTACCGATCTGACGACCGCCGCTGACGGGCTCACGACCGCCATGAACGTCTATGCCGCACAGGGCCTCAGCGCGCAGGAGGCGTCAGACGCGCTTTTTGTGGCTATGCGTGCGGGGAAAACTACGGTGGGCGAGCTGTCCGAGGCGATGGGCCGCGTTCTGCCAACGGCTGGCGCGCTCGGTATATCGTTCGACGAAATGCTTGCGGCGATCTCTGCCGTGACCCTCGGCGGACTCAAGACGCGTGAGGCGGTGACCGGCCTGAAGGCGGCGCTGGCTGGCGTGCAGAAGCCGACCTCAGAGGCCGGGAAAGAGGCCAAGCGGCTCGGGATCCAGTTCGACGCAGCGACTCTCCGGGCGAAGGGGCTGAACAGATTCATGCGGGATATCATGGAGTCCGCCGGTTTCACCTCAGACTCGTTCACCCAGCTCTTTGGATCCATCGAGGGGCTCAACGCCATCACGGCCCTGGCAACGAACGGGGCAGCGAAGTTCAACGA